GAAGATTGTGATGCAACGATATTCTTTGATAAGTACAAAGAGTTATTCGGAGAACTTCAAATCAGAGTTACTACCAATATCGCAGACAATATGAGTTCTATAAGATACTACCAACCATTTCAAATGGGTGTTGGTAGTGGTATTCCTAAACCGATTTAGAGTAAGAAAATTTTTCACATATACATAGTAGTATGGGAAGAATAATATCATTCGCCGAACACCGAGAGAGGTTTAAACTAGAGAAGATAAGAGAACATCTTAATACTTCTTTAGGACTTAATCTCTCTAAGAAATCGGTGAAGTTTTTATTTACACCCCCAGACGACATAATGGAGAAATGGTATGACAAGCCCAAAAAAGTCAAAGATACTTAGTTTTAAAAACGCTCAGAATCGTAAATTCAACGAAGAGAATGTAGTTGAATTCACAACAGATGATGAGGAACTAACATTTGAATTTGAATTAGAAGAAGATGAAACGAATAATATTCACTAAACAAAAAGAGTGTTTGTTTATTGATGTGTATGCAAACACGATTGGGTTAGTCTATGACCCAGAGGAAGAATATTACATACGAGATGTATTCTGCATTGATGCAACTGATATGCGACACATTGAACATCAAATGAGTCTACATGGATTTCGTAGAATGTATAACCTAATGAGTTAAAGGAGAAGTAAATGGGTTATGAGGATATTAAGAGTGGAATAACCAAAGTTTTACAAGATACCAAAGAGAAAACAATTAAAGTTACACAAGAGGTCATTAGTTGTGAGAACGACCACCCTATTGTTTATATTAATGTACCACTTGGAAAAATTGTAAGATGTCCTTATTGTAATCTTGCATATGAGAGAATCAAATGAAGTGGAATAAACCAATCATAAAAGAAAGACATTTAGGTCAGTTCTCGGACAAACCTAAGAAACCAAAAGAGATAGATGGCCCTAAAGGACTTGAACCAACTCGTTATGGAGATTGGGAACGCAAGGGTATTTGTTATGATTTCTAAACTGATTGGTGGATTTAAAGAAGGATACGAGATGAATGAATTTCAAGGTAATCCAGACCACTGGAGTGGTAAAGATGATAAGAATGGATATACTGAAGGTAAATGGTTAGCAAAAAGAAAGAAATAAACTTCATAGAATCGTATTCTTGTGATGTAGATTTCTCTTTCCTAGAAAAAAAATACAAGTATCTCGTGGAGGGTGCCATTAACACTCATTATGGAAGAGAAGTACATAAATCCGTAAAGAGTTCTAAAGAATACGGATACAATCCTAATGACCCAATTATCGCACCTTATCGTATACATTTACAAGAATGTCTAAACGATTATATAAAGAAATATGACCACCTAAACACTCACCCACATTTTAATGTTCATGAGAGAATCAACTATCAACGATATGATAAGGGAGATGGATATTATGATTGGCACTATGAGAACTTTGACTGTGGTCGTGTAATCGTCTTTATGACTTATCTTACGAACACACCTAATGGAGGTACTGAATTTCTCTATCAGAATATAAAGACTGAATGTGTTAAGGGAACAACTCTATTATGGCCTGCATATTGGACTCATACTCATAGAGGTATTATATCAAAGACACATGGAAAGGAGATATTAACTGGTTGGTTTTCTACTAGAGCTCCGTCCTAGAGATACATTGACTGCGAATGATTACATCTCTGTTCATCTCATCAATAAATCCAATGTTTAAAATGTATTCTAACTCTAAACAAATCTGATGTGATTCCATATACATCTCAATAGAATAAGACTTACTTTCCTCTTCAGATGATACAAATATAATAAGTGCGAGAATAATTGACTTCATAATTCTATTTAGTCTGATTGCGTAAGATATTAAAAAAGGTTAAAATAAAGTGTATGTGGTGTTCTTTTGATTTCGTTGTTTATCGTTGCAAAAATACAACAACTCTCAAAAAAATTACAGAAAAATAAAATAATACTTGACTTGTTTCCAGAACAATGGTAATATAGAGACATAATTAAGAAAGAAACTATGATTTATATATTTACAATTTTAATGATATTACTTTTTGTTGCAGTAGTTCTGTTGACAAGTATAGTAATTGAATAACCAAAAAGAAAGAGAGATAATTATGTATAATTTTGTAACGAATCGTGAATACACTGGTAAGAATGTTGATATTCTTATGGCGTCTGGTAAAGGTGAAGAGTTTGCTGGATTTCACCAAGGTAAGAAATTCTTTGGTGTTAAGGGAACTGACCTTAAAGGTATGAAGGCTGCTGCTGTTGTACAGTTTGTAGTGAAGACTAAGAAGGCTGACGGAGATGAGTCTAAGTCTATTAGGTACAAGTCTGTGTTTGCAAAGTCTGACTTTGAGAACGCTATCGCTAGGAATAGAGTTCTTAACCCAGATAGGAAAGTAGAAACTATTTCTGAATAGGGGTTGACAAGTACCCTATTTGGTGTTATACTATACTTGTATTTAATGAGAAAGGTCTTTATGAAAGATTCAGATAGATATGGTGATTACAGAACTGGACAGAATGTCGTATTTAAGTATGTACCAGACTACAGCTCTCCTCTTATGTTAGAGGGAGTTATCAAGAACATTGTTACTAATGGTTCTGGTAAGAAGTTGGAATACTTAGAGGTAGAGGCGATTAAGTCTAAGTTGATGCATTATATTAGTAGTGATGAGATATACGCTACAGTTGAAAGAGGTTAGGGTTAGAAGTCTTACTGGAGCTCTTCGGAGTTAGGTGTTTTCGGAACACACTGCATAGACTTCTCTTACTTATGGGTAGGGGTCAAAACTGCGTTGAGTTTGGTAATCTATAAATGCAATAAAGATACGGAGAACTATTTTGGTTAGTAAAGAAGATATACTGAAAAGAATTAAAAAGGATATGAAAGAGAAAGGGTTTCTCAATAAATATAGTGGATGTATGACTAAGAAAAGGAATGACAAATGAATTGTTGGCATTGTAATACAGAATTAATCTGGGGTGCAGACCACGACATATCAGATGATAACGAAGACTATCAAATGGTTACCAATCTGTCGTGTCCTAACTGCGAGTGTCTGGTAGAGGTATACTTACCCACCCCCCCAAAAACTGAGAGTAATTGATTTGCACTACCCTATATATAAAATATGCATAACTATAATATAATATCTACACCTTGCATTAAGGTGTGTAAACTAGAAAGTGGTAGATGTGTTGGTTGTGGACGGACATTTACGCAGATTAGTAATTGGATGAATTATACTGAAAGTAAACGAAAAAAGATTATGGAGAAGTTAAATGGATAACGACCCACACTTACAGTTAATGAACGAGTTGAAAACTATTCGCAAAGAGATAAAAGAGTTAGATGAAAAGTTAGACAGACATATTTCATTTATTGAAAGTGTATATCGTGGTTTACGCCACCCTATTGATAGAGTAAAGGATTGGTTCAAATGATTAGTGATAGAACAAAACAATTAGTAGAAAAGTTTATACAAGAGGGAAGAAACTCTCCCACTAAAGGGTGGAGTATGACGGAAGTATTAGAAAGAGTTAAGAAAGTGAAAGGAAGTGTATCGCAAGCTCGTGAGTATATCATAGACAAGTATTACGAGTGAGAAGAGATAACTTAAATATGAAAATATTATTCGCAATAATAATAGTAACAATGATTTCTTTTTGTTCTATGAAAGAACAAGGAGATAATATACTCAAGAAAGATTGGGAACTATGGAATCCAACTCTCTTGAGATAATCTTAAAGGAGAAAACTATGAGAGTATTTTTAGTTGCATTACTACTCTGTGTCGGTGCGTGTGCAGATAAAGGGTATGAAGCATTACCAAACCACAACCATATTGAGTGTTTAGGTTCGTGTGATGTAAAAATAAAATAGGTCTGAAATCCCCTCCGAAAAAAAAATCTTTTTAAAAAAATCTTCGTGAGGGTTGACTTATTATGAGAGTATGTTATATTAATTATAAAGAGAAAGGTGAATATGGAACAACTTGAATTATTTAAAAAATTAGATTATGTATTATTCGGACTATCGTTTACGATGCCTGAACCTGGCTGTTTTGCTTGGTATAAGGAATCAGACGAAGATTATGTTAATCCGAGAAGTGGTTACTGTTATATTAAAGGACTTAATAGTAATCATGACTTTGATTGTTATGATGCAGAGAACGATAGAAATCTAGTGTTAAGACACCACGAGATTACAAGAGTAGATGATTTAAGAAGATGGACTGTAACTGAGGAAAACAAATGAAATGGTTAATGGTGTTAGCAGTTACCATACTGCATAATGAAAATTCTTTTCCACCCAAGACATATGAATTAAGAGCATACACTTCGTTTGGTCATTGTAGTCAAGCGAAAGCAGATATAGATTATATCTTTAAAGACAAACACGAAACAGTAGTGGTTGTTGCAGAGTGTTATACGGAAGAGGGTTACAAATCATATCTGGAAGATATGCAAAAAAACAAAGATAAAGGTAGAAAACTTTTGGAGATTAAATAATGATGAGTGGTATTAAAGAACTATTGAAAGACAGTTGTATATTCTTACGAGATATATGGTATGCAACGGAAGACTTCTTTGAGTTCAAGGTATGGCCTTATAGATTAGAATGGATAGTCGGATTGACTGGCTTACTTACTGCATTTAATATACTATTATTATTTCACATATTATTTAATGTTGAGTTAGGGTGTATTACAGAATGACAACGATATGGAAGATTAATTCAGAGAGAATTGCAAAACGACACGGAAGAAATACTTTTGACAAGTTAAGTTATGCAGAAGCAAAGAGTATAGGATTTAGTTATTGTGTTCCCTACACAAACAAAGAAGCAATTAAAGAATACCGTAAAGGTTATGAACTAGAAATGAAAGAGAGATACGAAAGTATGAAAGGAGGTGGAAATAAAGATGTTTAAATATGTGATAGGTATTCTCATAGGTTTTTATCTGGTCTACAAGTTCCCCATAGAAAAAGATGTGGAGAACGCAATGCGTGGTGCAGATGAAGTCTTTAGTGCGATTATGGATTCAGTAGATGACGGAATTGGACGACAAGATAATTCTCTTTCCGAGTGAGAAAGAGTTTAAGATAGAGTTTCTGATTGATGATGAAATATCAATGAGAGGCTCTGATAAAAATATACAATGGACGATTGACCATAACTTCGGTACTGCAATCGTCAGAGCAAGAACACGAGAACAAGCGAAACAATATGTTTGCGATTGTATAGATGTGTTAGAATGGATAGAGTAATATGAATAAAGATAAATTATGTGTATACATTTTAGTTGCACTGTTTGCTATTCTGTATATAATAGGATAGTATTATGTGTGGATGGTATGCAAAAGAGATAGATAATGGACGAAAGAATAAACGAGATATGGAGAAAAATGCAAAACCACTTCTCAAGCGAAGTACCAAATCCATACAACTACCCTAAATGTTTTTGGTATTATTTGCAACTCTATAAGATAGATGTTAATGAAGGTAGAACTAAATGAGTAACTGGTGGAAAGGATTCCTATTTGGTGTTCTGACAACAATAATAACTTTAATACTATTAATAAAATGATATTAGAAAGTGAAATTCTAAGACAAGCAATCAATGATTGTGGCTCTATGATTCGTAAGTATCAGAATGACGAAACCAAAAAAGACATTCGTGGATTTTGGTGGGAACAAATTATCAAACTTACGAAACAAAGAAAGAAAGTTCTTAAACAAGAACACAAAGACCGTAAAGAGGTACTAGACTATCTGACATAAATAAGAGTATGCAAGATTATTCTTATTTTATGGGCAAGGATGGTTTTACTTGGTTTGTAGGTTGCGTAGAAGATAGAAACGACCCAGAAAGACTAGGTAGAGTTCGTGTGCGATGTCTAGGATATCACACAGAAGATAAATCTAAAATCCCAACAGAAGACTTACCGTGGGCATCAGTAATGATGCCTGTCACTACACCATCTATGAATGGTTTAGGAGAAACACCTTCATTTTTAGTGCCTGGTTCTTGGGTTATAGGTTTCTTTACTGATGCACAAACTATGCAAGAACCAGTTGTTATGGGAACACTGCCTGGTAGAAACTCAGTTGATAGAAATAAATCAAAAGGTTTTAGTGACCCAACTGACGAATATACTTCAGATTTTGGCCCTTACCCATTAAGACTAAATGAACCAGATGTAAATAGACTTGGTATCCCCAGTTTAATTCACGGAAATAGAGAAACTAGAGATGGTGCGTATACAAAAGATGTACCGATTGCACTTGCAAGTGGATTAGGACTTGCTGGTACACTATTTAGTGTAGGTGGTACTGCACTTGGATTAGGTGTCGGTGCGTTTCAAAATGCAACGAGTGGTGGGTTCTTATCTAATTTTGGTCTTTCAGATGTCACTGGTAGTAATGTCCTTGCAGACGGTATTACTGAAACTGCTACAAGAAGTTTAGGAGAGGTTGATAATTTTCACGCAATATTTGGCCCAACTAATGTTCTTTCAACAGCAGGAGGTGGAGAGTTTTTACAAGCTGGTGCGATAGGAAGAGTTGCACAAGGTTCTACATCTTTATTTGACAAATTAGGAGCTGCATTTCAAACTGGAGTAAATCAATTACCTAAAGTTTTTAAAGGTTTTGCAAATATTGTTCCAAGAACATTTAGTTCTATTGATTCTGCATCAAAGGTTGCTGTAACTGCACAAGCAGTTGGTAAACTATCTTCTGGTAATGTATCGCCTGGAAATATAATAAAGGCACTTGCATCAACACCGATTGGTTCTGAAATTATTAGTACAGTTTCAGAACCAGTTACAGACACTTTGACTGGTTTAATAAGTGAAGAAACAACTGGATTTATAACAGATAATTTTGGAACTATTGTGGATGTAGGAACTGCAGCTTATCAACTTGCAGACGGTGATACATTGTTAGGTTTAACAACTGGTATTACTTCTACATTTAATGCTTTTAATGCAGACACTCATATTGATATTGGTGATTATAAAGTTAGTTTACCTCAAGTAACAAATACACTTTCAGATGTTATTAAAACTGGTTTACTTGCACCGACAACAAAGTCTGGTTATATTCTCGCTGGTGCAAAATTACTAAGTGCAGTTGACCCACTTTCAACTATTGGTGGTGTTGATGAAAGAATGTCAAGGTATCTCTATGATAGTGTAACGGTAGATGGAGAAGGTAATCTAACATCAGATGGTGCAATAAATTCAATAACTAATTTTGGTGTAGATGCATCAACAGCTCTTGCAAGAAAATTTGGTGAAGACTATAAAATAGAATTACAAAAATACGGTGGTAGGATTCCAACAAGAGATGAGAATCCTCAATATCACGACACAATAGTAGATACATTTAGAAGTACACAATCTGGAGGTAAAGTATTTAATTCATCATCTGGTTGGAACTTTGTTAACAATAGTACCAATGATAGTGATTTAAATAGTTTGTCAGATGAACTTGCAAATATACTTCCAGAATATGATGCTGAAAAGGGTGCAAATTTAAATTCTAGTGGTATGGCAATAACACAAAACTGGTTAGATACTGCAAAGTATTTGTCAGATGCTGATGGTAATTTTGTCAATAGAAATGATGCAGTCACAAATGATTTTGTAGAACAAAAAGCAAGACAAATATCTGAAAATTTATTAATAGAAAATAGAGGTAAAGAAAAAGAATTAATTTTAAGAACGGCAGAAAAACTAGGTGTAGACATATCAATCAAACCAGACCCAGTTGCAAACGCAATCACTATAAATACACAAACTGGTAGAAGAACAACGACAGGCCCTACAACCACAAGTGGTGGTTCTTGGAGTGAACCAAGAACAACAGATATTAATTTTTCTGGTATGGGGGGTAATACTTCTTATGGTCAAGTGGGTGGTGTCTCTAATGAAACTGGACAACGAAGGGGTCAGAAAATGAGGGTTGACCCAGAATATCCATATAACCACGCAAGAGAAACAGAGTCTGGACACATTAAAGAATATGATGATACGCCAGGTGCAGAGAGAATTATGGAGTATCATAGAACTGGTACATTCTATGAGGTAGATTCAGACGGTACAAAGATGACAAGAGTTGTAGGACATAATTATGAGGTGATTGCTGGTAATGATTTTGTAAATATTAAAGGTACTTGTAATTTAACGATTGACCAAAACTGCAATACTTACATAAAAGGTAACTGGAATATACAAGTAGACGGAAGTAAAACTGAAGTAATCAAAGGCTCACGAATGACAATGATTATGGGTGCAGATACATTAAACATAGCTGCAATGAGAAGTAAAGTGGTTGGTGCAGCTGAAAGTAATGCGATAGGTGGTGCTCAAACTGATACTGTTGGTGGGGCTCAAATAACTTCGGTGGGTGGTTTTATATCACAAAAGGCTGGTGCAAAAATATCTCATATGGCAGGAGGTAATTATAAAGTGACTGCACCAAGAATTGACTTGAACTAGGAGAATACCATGGCTAAAAAAATGCACACAATGTCAGTCTATGAACCTACTTTTAAAAGAACATCTATTGGTAGAGGTAGAGTTAAAACTTCAACTATGAATAAACATAAAAGAAGAAGTTGGAAGAAGTATCGTGGACAAGGATAATGGTAACCATATCACCAGCAACAAAATTTGCAGATGTAACCAGAATAGAAAGTGGACATAGTGAAACTTTTTCAAGAACCGTAACTGCAAGTCCAGGCGCTTCAGAAACAATAGTATCTACAACACTTACATTACAAAGAGAATTTTTCAATTTAGTTTTAGAACCAGGCACAACTTCATCTACTGATAGTATAATATTAGAAGATGGTTCTAATTTATTACTTGATGGTACTAATCTTTCTGGTGCAGATGCTGGAGATAAAGTATTGAGAGAAAGTGCAGTAGAAGATGCATCTTTGTTATTAGAAGATGCGACAAATGATAGTGATGAAGAACAATCTAATCTTGATAAATTAACATACGAAGATTATGTTGCAGATACTGAACCAAATATTACAATTACAAATGGTGTTACCACTGCAACAACATCTGGATTTTATAGTCGTAAGTTTAAAGATGTAGGTTTCTTTATTCCTAGAGAAGAAAGTAAAGATAAATTATTTGACGATTTAGAACTAACTGGTACAGATAATATGCCATCTGATATATTAGATACATCAGTAGAAGGTAGACAACAATTACTACATCACTTTGACCAAGACTTAACATCTGCATATACTTTTTTATATAATGTAGAGGTTTGTTTTTTTAAAACTGAAACCTTATCAGAAACAGACCCTATTACTGGAGTGACAACAGAACACGAAATTAAACAACCCACTGAGTGTGTAACATTTATGTTATCACACGATGTTGTTAATGATTTATCTTTTGCACCAGCATATGTTAATAATTTTTTCGCACCTATAACTTGAATACTAAATACTAATAGGAGAATAAATTGGGTGAATTTAGAGCACATTGTATTAAAGATAAAGACAGAAAACATTTACCTTGTGGTGGACAAGGCACTGTTATGCGAGGAGCTAAAACAGTTGTTATAAACGGAAGAGGTGTAAGAAATGCAATAAGAGGTAAAAACTCTGCACACGCAGCTGAACCTTTTCCTTTTTGTCTTCCTCATGTTGGTTTTCCTATGGTTTCAGATGTTTCAAAAACTGTATTTGCAGAGGGTAGAGGTATATGTAGAGAAACAGATTTTATATCCATGGCAACTAAAAACCAACCTTGCACTCAAGCTTTAGCTTCAGAAGGCAATCTTACTGTATTTGTAGGTTAATAAAATATGGCAATAACATCTGGAAATTTATTATTTGATGCACAAATAAATAACGAGAGACGAAGTAATCGTATCTTTAAGGATTTGAGTTTAAACTTTAATCAGAATCCAGTCACTAAAGATATTACTAAAGTTACAGATGTAGAGGCAATCAAAAGAAGTGTTAAAAATCTAATATCATTAAATCATTATGAAAAACCTTTTCATCCAGAGATAGGTTCTAATATTAGACAATCTTTATTTGAACCTTTGAATACATTAACTGCTGGAGTATTAACTCACAATATTACAAATGTTTTAGAAACACATGAACCAAGAATTTTATTACACAGAGTTGATTGTACACCAGACATAGACAGAAATGCATATAATGTTAGATTAGATTTTTTTATTATCAACGCAACAACTGAACTAATATCATTTGAGTTTATACTAGAGAGAATAAGATAATGTCAAATAAAGAAAGATTAAGAATCACAGAATTAGACTTTGATGGTATTAAAAGTAATTTAAAAACATTTTTAAAAAATCAAACAGAATTTACAGACTACGACTTTGAAGGTTCTGGTATGAATGTCTTATTAGATGTTCTTGCATATAACACGCATTATCAAGCTATGAACGCAAATCTTATGGGTAATGAGATGTTTCTTGATACTGCACAACTTCGTTCTTCAGTTGTATCACACGCAAAATTATTAGGTTATAAAGTAAGAAGTTCACGAGCACCTAAAGCTATAATTAATGTAGAAATAAATGCAGTTACTGGTGTATCAACTGCAACTATACCTAAAGGATTTTCTTTTCAATCATCTATTGATAATGTTCCTTACTTCTTTGTTACAAATGATGCAGTCACAAAATCTAGAGAAAATAATGTATTAAGATTTGAAGGATTAGAAGTATTTGAAGGTACATTGATTACAACGAGATATACTGTTGATGCAGACAATATTGACCAAAGGTTTATTATACCAGATACAAAAGCAGATATATCAACTCTTAAAATAACTGTACAAAACTCATCTACTGATTCTACTACTCAAACATATACAGAATCTGCTGACATAGTTCAAGCAACATCTACCTCTAATATATACTTTGTACAAGAGGTTGAAGATGGACAACACGAAATATTATTTGGTGATGGTGTAATAGGTAAAAAATTATCTGATGGTAATATAGTTGTTTTAGAATATATTGTCACTAACGAAACTTTAGCTAATGGTGCAAGTAGTCTTACTGGTTCTTCACAGATTGCTGGTACTACTGCATATAGTGTTACGACAACTTCTGCTGCTTCTGGTGGTGCGACAAGAGAAACTATTGATAGTATTAAATTTAATGCACCTTTAGATTATTCTGCACAAAACAGAGCAGTTACAGTAAATGATTATAAAGTATTTGTTAGACAAGTGTTTCCAGATACTGCAGCTGTTTCAGTTTGGGGTGGTGAAGATAATGACCCACCAAAATATGGGGTAGTTTATATATCAATAAAAACTATTGACGGAAATACATTAACGAACTCTCAAAAAACTACAATACAAAATTCTTTAAAACCTTATAATGTTGCTTCTATTAGAGCAGAAATAGTTGACCCAGAAACTATTCAGATTAGATTGACTACTAATTTTAAATATAATTCTACAATTACCACAAAAACAGTTAATGATTTAATAGCATTAGTAACAACAACTCTGACAACTTATAGTGCAAATACTTTAGAAGAATTTAATTCACAATTTAGATTTTCAGATTTAATTGGACAAATAGATGACACTGATAATTCAATAACTTCTAATGTAACCACTATTCAAATGTCTAAAAAAATAACACCAACTCTTAATACTAACTCTTCATACGAAGTAAATTTTGGTAACTCAATATACAATCCACACAGTGGTCACGAAGCTGTCGTATCGTCAACTGGATTTAAAATAAGTGGAGATGATAATGAACTTTTTATTGATGACAAAGATGGTGCATTGAGAACTTATTATTTTGTTGGTACAACAAAGACTATTGTAGATGCAAACTTTGGTACTGTTGATTATATCGCTGGTAAAGTATCTATACCTAGTGCAAACATAACAAGTATATCTAATGTTGATGGTGCAACATCTACACAAATTAGAATAGTTGCAGTCCCATCATCTCCAGATATTATACCTTTGAGAAACAATATATTAGAAATAGATTTACCTAATTCAACTGTTACTGGAAAGGTAGATACTGCAACCTCAAGTTCTGGTTCATCTGTTGCGACAACATCAACTGCTGTTACAACTGCTGATACTTCTACATCTTATATTTCTACTGGAACTAGTTCTTCAAGTGGTTACTAATGTCTTCTACATTTGACAAAAAAATCTCACCCTTATTGCAAGAATTTGTTCCAGAGTTCTTAAAATCTGACCATCCAAAATTTGTAAAATTTTTAAAAGATTATTATAGGTATCTTGAGTGTGGACAACTTACAATATCTGGTGAAGTAAATTATGTATTACAAGAAACAACCTCTACAAATTATATTCTAAATGAAAAAGGTGATGAGAATGTTGTACTAGAAGATTCTGTTGCAAAGTTTACGGTTGGTGAAACAATTAAGGGTTTAACATCAAATGCGACTGCAACAGTTCTGATTGATGACTTTGATGATAATCAAGTATTATATATTACCTCACAAAATAAATTTGAAACCAATGAAGAGATTCAAGGTTTAACATCTAATGCACGAGCTACTATTACACAATTTCGTGCAAACCCAATACAAAACATTCAACAACTTTTAGATTATGCAGATGTAGATAATACAATATATGATTTTTTATCTAAATTTAGAGATTCATTTTTAGAGGGTATTAGTGAAACTGTTGCAAGTGGTGTATCAAAAAGACAACTAATCAAAACTATCAAAGATTTATATACTTCTAAAGGTACTATTGATGGACACAAATATTTCTTTAGATTACTATTTGATGAAGAAGCTGAAATAGTATTCCCTAGAGATAATATGTTGAGAGTTTCAGATGGTTTCTGGGACACAGAAATTGTAATGAAAGTTATAGAAACTGGTACATCAGACTTTGGTAATCTTTCAAACAAAGTTATAACTGGTAGAACATCTGGTGCAACTGCAAGAGTCACAACAGTTACTAAATTTACAGAGGGTGGTAATGCATTTGCACAATTAAGAATCGCAGACAATTCTATTACTGGAACATTTCAAATAGGTGAAACTGTTTTTGGAACAGACCCTAATAATGATTTTGATATTTTTGCAGTGGTACAAGAAATTGTTTCTGGTGTTGATATTAGTAGGTCTGGTCAGTATTATGAAATCAATGACCCAGTAACTGTCATAGGTGGTGATGGTTTTGCAGAGATGGTTGTTGCAGATGTATCAAAAGGTAGAATAGATGAAATTATAATTGACAATTCTGGTACTGGTTATACAAATGGAGCTCAACTACAATTTGATAATAGTGATACAGATGGAACTGGTGCAGAAGCAAATGTTGATGTTGTTGGTGGTTCAATACAATTAGAAAATGCAACATCTGGTGATAACATTATTACTGATGAAAGAGAAAGTATTATAGTTGATGATGTCGGTGATATAGAACAAGAAGATGCAACCTTTGAAAATATTAATATAGTTTTAAATAGAAGTGCAACCCCTCATGTTGATGCTGGTGATAATATAATTATTGAAACACCAGTTGACCCAGATAACTTTTTTAAAAATCATATTCAAATAGAAGACGACTCCGATGGTGTCACTAATATAGTTTTTGATAGAACAGATGCAACTGGGTCAGATGCAAACTCAAAAATACTTACAGAAGATTCTGTTGTTACAAGTGCGATACAAACTGGTGTATTAGTTGGTGAAGAAACTCATACATCTGAAAGATTTAGACAATCATTACCAGTAGATAACGATAACGATTTTATATTAGAAGATGAATTAGGAAACTTTAGATTATTAAGAGAAGAATCTGAACCAGAGTTCTTAATATTAGAACAAGATGCAACTGTTGACCATATTGTTCTTGATGGTACTAATGCAAATAGTGACGATGCAGACGATAATATAGTTCAAGAAAGTGATGGTGCTTCTAGAATTACAATGGAAATATCAGATAGTGATGATGTATTATTATTTGAAAATGAACAGTTTACTCAACTAGAAACTGCAACATTACCAACACAAGAACAAGGTGAGATTACAAGAATAAGAATTACAAATGAAGGTAATGGTTATACGAAACTACCAACCATAACTGTATCTGGTGGTACTGATGCAAAACTACTTGCAAAATCAACATCTGGTGTAGGTGGTGTAACAGAAGTTGGTATTAGAAATTTTGGTTCTGGTTATAAAAATGATACTGTTTATCATATACTAGAAGATGCAACTGTTACTGGTGAAGCAATACCTGGCCAAAAAATATTATTAGAAAATGAGGGTGAAGGTGATGCAATCTTAAACGAAGAAACAGTTAGAGATAGTATAAGATTTAATAAAACTGTATTAGTAAAAGATATTGTTGGAACATTTGTTGCGACAGAAGGATTAACATCATCTCAAGGTACGGTTGTATCTTTTGATAGTGGAAAACAAACTGTAAAAATAAATTCATTGCACACGCCAGAAGAGGGTGATTTAATTACAACTGGTACGGCAAGTGCAATAGTTGTTCAATGTTTAACTGCTGATGGTGAACTAACAACTGGTGCAACTGGTAGAACAACTGGTAACTTCATAGGTTCAAAAGGTTTTGTATCTGAAGATACCATGAGAATTCAAGATTCATATTACTATCAAGATTTTTCATATGTTGTAAAAATAGGTGAATCAATTAATGAGTGGCGTGATAGTATTAGAACTGCAACACACCCTGCTGGATTTGCAGTATTCGGACAAGTTACTATTGCATCATTAGTCAATGCACAACTTACAATACCTACTGGTTCTGAAATTTCTGGATATGTAGGTGATACTGAAACATTTACTCCAGAACTTGCATCTACACTTACAACTCTATTCACATCTGTATTTGGTCGTAGGTTAGGTACAACGAGTGACGGAACGACATTAAATACTGCACCAGCTATCGGTTATCAAGAAAATACTAGTGGTGGTGGAACAGTATTACCATCTGATAAAAGAGAACTAACATTATCAAGTTCTGTTTCTATTACTATGGGTGGTGCAACATCATCATCATTTGCACCTTTCTTAGTTAACCTTGCGAAATATGGATTTATGCAAGAGGGATTTTTAAGTGATGATGAAAATGTAGATACATACTTTACCATTGACCAATTTAAAGATGTAAAAATAAATGAAGTATCTGTTACTGGTGGGTTTAGTGATACTGATGAAGAGAACTTTGATTCCACAACAAGGTTCTTTGATGAAAGTAGAAATTTTATTCCACCATCTGCATTTACTACAAGAATTAATGTACCACCAAGAGGTGAGTTAAGAATTACTAAAACTGGAATGTTCCAAACATTTGATATGGACTTTAGAACATTTGATGATATTAGACAAACATTTGATGAAGATAATACTGGTGGTAAGACAATAGATACATTAGGTCAAGAGTTCTTAGACTTCTCTGAGACACATAAAACATTTGACTCAAATAGTGTTAAGTTTGATGTAGGTTTTGCTGGATTAACTAATCCACTAGACTTCTCACAAACACTATACAAATTTGATGATACACTAGGTGGTGATTATGCAAGGTTTGATGCAGACTTTAGTGTTTCACAAACTGCAAATATAACAACTACATTTGATGCAAGTGCATTTAGATTTGATGCAACTTTATCAGATATGGGATTAACTTTTGATAATACTGCAACTTAACCTTTATAAATAAAAGTAGAAAATAGGAGATATAGGAATGGCATATCAATCTATCGGACTTGGAAGTTCAGCAAATGATGGGACGGGCGATACCCTTC